TTTGTATTTTTCATTATTATTTATCAAATTAAAAATAGAACATTGAGAGAATGAACCAAATATATGAAATAAAAAGAGTGATATTTTATGTCATTAAATATACATTTAACAAGTTTGCTATTTTATAATATTTATAATATATATATATATATAAATATTATTATGGTCGCGGGAAGTATATTACCAGTAGCAATGCATAATAAACAATTATATTTTTTATTTGGTAAAGAGAATTGCATGGAAGATTCGGCAAAAGGTTGGTCAGATTTCGGAGGACGTTGTGACAATAATGAAACTCCATATCAAGCTGCATTAAGGGAAGGAGGTGAAGAATTAACTGGTTTTTTAGGAGATGAAAAACAGATTAAACATATGATAGAAGCAAATGGTATAAATCCACTCGTAATAACACATAATAATTATCATGTCCATATATTTAGTATGGAATATGATAAAAATTTACCTAAATATTATAATCAAAATCATAAGTTTTTATGGGAACGAATGGATAAAGAAGTGTTAAATGAAAGTAAATTGTTTGAAAAAATCGAAATAAAATGGTATTCATTGAGTGAAATAAAACAACATCGAGGTGAATTTCGTAAATTTTATCAAGAAATAATAGATAAATTTGTAGAAGATATAAAACAAATAACCACATTCATAAAACAATCTCCAAATAATAATAAATCAAAAAGGAATAATAATAAATCAAAAAAAAAACATAATAAAAGTAAAAAAACCGTGTAAATATTTCCACAAAACAATATAGTTTTATAAATTATAAAATTGGGCCCATAATTTCTTTTCTCAATTTCATTAAAGGTGTATCTACATTATGTGATTTTCCGGATGATACATGTGAAATTAATTTAGCTGGATATGTAGTAATTAATATTTTATTTAAATCTGAGTTCTGGTTAAATTTCGCAAACAATGCATTTTTTCTAGATGATTCGTATCTATTATTAATTCCATATTCATAGAAATCTGCATCAGGTTTATATGGCAATTTACCAGCTTTAATTTTGCCAGATTTGGTTGTATTATCAACTGCTTCAATTGCTGCATCAACATTTGTTGAAATTTCACTATCACTATCTAATGAAAATGTGGAATAATAATCTGGAAATCCATTTTTATATTGAGAACCTAGTAAATAATGCTTAACTGATGCCCATTTATGTCCATCTAATTCAAATGGTGAACCTGTCCAATTGTCGTCTAATTTTCTACGCCAATTATAACCAACATTTGTTTTAATGGGTGTATTTAATGACCCATATTTGATTAAATTTGAATTTATTATAGTTTCTCCTGAACCTTTACCTGCATTTGGAATAGGATTCGATTTTTTATAAAATGAGAAAACCGTATTTTTATCATATAAATCATTATTAAACATATCAGAAGTATCTTTATCAACTTCGCCATATTCAGAATCGAATCCTAATTTTGTTTTATATTTTTTAAAATCGTCAATCATATAATATGGCCCAGAGTTTTTCTCTAAACACTTATTTATAATCATCGATTTAATGTCAAATGGAATTTCTTTAAATTTATATATACGTTTAAGTTTATACTCAATTAATGTGTAATGTTTTCCAGTATAACTCGCAATAATATAATAATCAGGATTAATGACATTGTCTTTATCTAGAAGTTCACCACATTGCATAATAGCATCCATATCACCTGAATTATAAGATTCATATGATAGAATAATAATTTTAACATTAAGTAGACGTTCAATTGTAGAAATTGCCCATGCATCCGCCCAGAATTGACTAGTTAAAACAACTTCACGAAATCGTTCAATATTATCCACATTTTTCATAAATGAAAATTCATTCATGAATGTAGTCGTATCATGTTTTGCCAATAGTTGTTGTTTGTAAGATTTGTCTAAAATCGAAACATTATCTAATATTTGTTGATGTTCTATTTTAGTTATTTGTGGTAAATTGATTCTTTTTTTCAAACGTGCAATATCTTTCGGAATATTTTTAATTTGAGATTTAATATTTTCTAATTCACCTTTGAAATCATTATATATTGTTTTATATTCATTAAAAACGTCATATGTAACATCTTTAGCGAGTAATGCCCTAAGTTTAGCGACGGTAGTTATATGTCCAATTTGATTAAATGCGTCACGTACAATTGCGAAAAAACAGTCACCACTCCCTTCATTATCGATTACATTATAATTATTATTTTTTGCAAATTTAGAAATCCATGAATTATTCACAGATTCTAAATAATTGGTTTTATGATAATCAGAATCAGATTCAGTTTCTTCCACCAACATTGTAGGTACATTTATATCAGCGTCAATTGTAAATATTTTATCATTAATTATATTATTTGAAGTTGATATTGATTTCGAAATTGGCAATTCTTTACTGATTCTAGTAACCTTATATTGTTCATCTTTTATTAATTCATTGATATCATCCGTTTCTATAATAACATCATCATCATCAACAGATTCATCATTGCTGTCATCTGAATATGTTTGAATATAAGTATTTAATTTCGATGCATTTTCAAAAATAATAATATTACCTTTACTAAAATCTATAATGCTGTCTTCACTTTCGTCTAATGCATAAATATAATCAGTATTAATTATCTCGAAAATCCCAATTCTTGCAATTGGTAATGAATCAACGATTAGATATATAGAAAAAAATATAACATTATGATTGTTTGTAAAACTAAAATTTGGTCGACCAAGTGCAATTTCAATGTCAATGTTATAAATTGAATATTCATATATGGTAGATGAGACTTCAATGTCATCCTTATCTATTTTCACAGTTTCAGAATATTTAATATCAATTGGATTAATAATCGATTTTACCATAATTGCTATATACATGATAGTGTTATTATTTTTAGTTTGAATATACTAATAATAATAAAGTGAATTATATCTAATTACATTTTTTGATTAAAGAAACCATATCCATATACTTAAATTTGACTCTACTTGAGAATCCCAAGTGTTCTTTTGGTTTATATGTAGAAAATAAATTAATATTCATTTTAATGTCTTTAAAAATGTCCATTTTATGTAATATGTCAATTGAATCTGAAATTAATATAAATATATTTTCAACAATCTCATCATTGATTAGAATATTGTCTTGAATATCAATGTTTGATGTAATATATTTATCTAAATGATTATAAATGTGAACAATGGATTTAATATTTAATGTATCATTTTTCACCAAATTAATAATAAAAGTGATTAATGATTTACGTTTATCATTTTCACGATTCATATCACAGAATTTATCATAATCGTCATTAGGGTTAATAATAACAATGGATGATACACTTTCAATATATTTATCAACAATTGCATCTGTAATTTTTACAAAAAATGGATATTTACATGACACATCTTTATATAAATTCGCGTAAATTTTAGAGTAAAACTTATTATTACTTACAATATCGAACATACTATTTGCAACTAATGTTAAATTTGAATTAATGCATTCAGGTGAATCATTTACATTAATAATATTATTAATATTATCAGTAATGGTGACAATATGATTATCATATGTTTTTTCAGATAGTTTATTTAAACAAGTTCTTATAGAACTGATGTAACATTCAATTCCTTCTGGTTTATCGAGTTTAGTAGTTATAAATTGTGCACGACGTTTCCAATTTGCATCGGATTGTTGTGGTTTTGAAACTGGTTTGGTAGATTGTATAATTTCACCATACATATTAGTTAATTGTTTTATTACATCAATCACATTGTCATTTAATGTTAGGTCATCAATATTTAAATCTTTATAAAAATCAATATTATATTGTACCATGTCTATACTATATTTATAACTCGCATATTTTTATATAGATTTACGATTATAATACATTATTATTATAAAAACATTAATAAACAATAATTGATATAGACACATGCATGCGTAATATATATAATAAAAATATGGAACATATTAATAAAATTCGTAATAACAATGATGTGCCACCTGAAAGTGTGGAAGCTGGTATAGATAATCGTATGAAATTGATACAAAGTTGGGATGAATTAGAACTAACTGATGATTTACTTCGTGGTATATATGCATATGGGTTTGAATCACCAAGTGATATTCAAAAAAAAGCAATATATCCATTAATTAATGGACATGATACAATTGCACATGCACAATCCGGTACAGGTAAAACTGGTGCATTTTCAATAAGTGCATTGCAATTAGTTGATTTGTCGAGTGAGAGTACACAAATTTTAATAATGGCACCTACTCATGAATTGGTAAATCAAATATCTGATGTATTAACTGCATTAGGAGGGTTTATGGAAGGGTTAAGTATAAAAACATTAATCGGTGGAACTTCTACAAAATTAGACATTTTATCATTGCAACAAACTGTCCCTCATATTATTGTTGGAACATCTGGTAGAATTACTGATATGATTAATCGTAGACATTTGGATATATCCATGGTAAAATTAATGATATTAGATGAATCAGATGAAATGTTATCAACTGGATTCAAGGAGAAAGTTTATAACATTTTCCAATTTCTAAATGACAAAACACAAATATCAATATTTAGTGCAACTATGCCTCCAGAAGTAATTCAATTAACAAATAAGTTTATGAAAACCCCTGTATCCATTATGATAAAAAATGAAGAATTGAGTTTAGATGGAATATCCCAATTTTACATTGCATCAAATAGTGACAGTGATAAATATGAAATTTTAAAGGACATTTTTCAAAAAATTACAGTATCTCAATGCATTATATATATAAATAATATTAATCGCATTCATGAATTGCATGATACAATGAATAAGGATGGATATCCAGTATGTTCAATTCATAGTTCAATGGACCGAACTGAACGAGATACAACAATTCAAAATTTCAAAGCAGGTAAATTTAGAATGTTATTGTCATCTAATTTAACCGCTCGTGGTATTGATGTTCAACAGGTAGGTACTGTAATTAATTTTGATATACCAAATTGTGTTCATACATATTTACATAGAATTGGACGTAGTGGTCGTTGGGGTAGAAAAGGATTGGCTATTAATTTTGTAACAAAAAATGACATCTATAATATGCGTAAAATTGAAGAACATTATTCAATTAAAATCCCAGAATTAACGAATGCATCTTTGGGATAATGTGATAATCATTATTCTAAAGCGTGAGTTCAATTCGTTATATTATTAATCTTTTATTATCTATTAAAAATAATAATAGATATGTTTTTAAATCAAGGTGATGATATAGAATCGACGAGTGTTGAATCTGAACCTATTGTAAATAATGGACCTGTAAAAATTGATACAAATTTCAAATTGCCTATCTCATATTTAGCGACAGATGAATTATTTGAATTAGACCCAATCGTATCATCAGATTTAGAATTAACTCCATTATCATCAGATGATAAATCGTCATTTAATCAATTACAATGTATATATGATGTACTACTCCAACCTAAACATGAATTTGCATCTCAAATGATTCCAAAATGGAATACACATTACACAACAAATTCAAAATTTCTAACAGAATCATCAAATATAATTACTAATATGGATAGTTATGAATTAAATATGAAAGAACAATCATATACATTGGATTGTAGTGCTATTACAAAAATATGGGAAGATGTTAAAATAGATAAATATTTTCTAACAAAGTACAATTTTCTAGATTGGGAACAATTTATGTATTTAAATGACAATTCAACATTTTTACAAGGCATTTCAATTGTACAAGTATTATCTCCAGTAATTAGTTTTATTATTCCAATTGTATTTTTAATTTTTCCATTTCTATTGTTGAAATTAAGAGGCATTCCGATATCAATTGAAATATATGTGAATACATTAAAAGACATTGCAAAAAACCATTTTATTGGAAAAACATTAACCAGTATGGAATCATTCAGTTGGGATAAATTAATTTATATATTATTTATGATTGGTATGTATTCATTTCAAATATATCAGAATTTTGCTTTATGTAAACGTTTTTACAATAATGTGATTAAAGTTAATTCAGACCTAATTGAATTGAAAAGTTATGTGAATTATTCAATTCATAGTATGGAATCATTTATTAAAATATCGAATGTTCAAGATACTTATTCTATGTTTAATATTGAATTGAAGTCGAATATTGAAAAATTATACAAATTAAGAAATGATTTAATGGATATGAATGAATTTAACATTTCAATGACAAAATTTAATAATATTGGATACATGTTAAAATGTTATTATTTATTACATTCATGTTCAATATATGATAGTTGTCTACGTTATTCAATTGGATTTGAAGGATATGTAAATAATTTATTAGGAATTCACAATAATGTAAATAATAAATTTGTATCATTTTCTAAATTTAATAATGATGGAGTTTGTAAATTTAAACAACAATATTATCCTGCAAAATCAACCTATGAGAATGTTAAAAATGATTGTAAACTTGGTGCAAATATGATTATATCATCACCTAATAAATCAGGTAAAACGACTTTCTTAAAAACAACTGCAATTAATATTATATTTACACAGCAATTTGGTTGTGGTTTTTACGATTCTGCAATAATAACTCCATATACACATATACACTCTTATTTAAATATCCCGGATACATCTGGACGTGATAGTTTATTTCAAGCTGAATCTAGAAGATGTAAAGAGATTATTGATTCAATTGCCAAATGTTCAGGTAAATTGTATAGACATTTCTGTTTATTTGATGAATTATATTCAGGAACCAATCCAGATGAAGCTACCAAATCTGGATGTGCATTTTTGGAATATTTACAGAAGTTTGATAATGTCGATTTCATGTTAACAACACATTATATTTCGATATGTAAGAAATTTAAACATTCACGTAAAATAAAAAATTACAAAATGGATGTAGTAGTATTACCAGATGGTACTTTTGATTATACTTATAAAATAAAATTGGGAATATCTAAAATAAAAGGTGGAATACGTGTATTAAAAGATATGGGTTATCCATCTGAAATTATTAACATGATAGAACAGAATAAATGAATATATATGTAATTATGAACATGTGTAAAGGTTAATTTATGATTTATATATAGGTTGTCTACAAATTGAACATTTATTTCCTGTATTTACATTTTTAAGTAGATTATTTGTAAAACATCCAATGCATACAATGTGATTGCATGATGGAATTACTATATTTGTACATTCTAAATCACATAAACATATTGGACATTCATCACGTAAATTATCAACATTATCACATGATTTATCATGTTCCTCATCGTCATCATCACAATTATGTATCATATGTTCAACGACATTGCTATATTTTTGTAGATTATATGTTAATGAATTCACAAATTGTACATTGTCGTTTGTTACATTTGTATCGATTGGAATTATTTCATGGTCTAAATTGTTTATAATTATCGGTTTAATGTGGCGACTGAATATCGGTTTATGTGGATACTCACCGGTTTTTATATATCTATTAACAGATAATTCCATGTTACATTTATTTATGTAATTATCTATATCAATAAATTCTACACTAGACATTGTTATTATATTTGGTTATTATATTAAATTTTGAATGTTTTTGTTTAATTATATAATAAAAGTATTCAATTTTTTACAGACAACTGTTAAATTGTGTACATCTCTAATGATATAAAAATAACACACATATTATATACATATGTTGAATATCAATGTATTTCTAATATTAGCAACAATCGCATATCGAATAAATGCAGGATTGATTAACGTAAAAATCGTATCTCCCATTATTTATGAAGATGTGGTAACGTTTGATGCAATTCAAGTTTCAATATACGATGTTGTTGATAGATTGCGAGTTTATATAAATACTTCTCAATTTGGACATATAGTGCCTAATAATATTGATTATGTTAGAACTAGTCAATTGCATCGACATACATCTATTGCATTTAGTGCAGATGAACCTGGAATATATAAATTAGATACATTATTAAGTGGTATATCTCAACCTGAATCTGACGTAGTATATGAAAATGGAATTGATACAATTGAGGTGTTAAGTAATGCAATCGAGCCACCAAAACCACTCGTGTCATTTGTAATGTTATCAAATGATGGTAGTTCAATTGATATAAAATTTGATAGTATAACAAATCAAGGAGGGTTTGATAATGTATTTAAATGCAATGAGTTATTAGAATTTAATGGAATTGAATACTCAACTTGTCAATGGTTTGATTTGTCTACTATTCAAATATTAGGGTCTAAATTGTCCGAGAATAATATGGTAACAGTTATGGGTAATAAAATATTACCCAAATGTGTTAATAAAGAATGTGTTACAAATTTTGTAGATGAAACTTCAATTCGTTGCATTGGTCCCGCAAATCCTATATTCCCGAATGTTTCAATTGCGACTTCTCTGCAAATTGGAGGTTGTAATCCGATTGTGCTTGATTTATCAGATTCGAGTGGTTCAGGTGAACGTGATTGGAAAGATATATACTTCGAAGTTACCTCAAGTGACGTAGAATCTGCAATAAATATCCAACGATTTTTGCATGATAATTATAAAATGTCTCCACCTACAAAAATACCAGCTTCTTATTATGTAAAAGGTACATCTTATACATTTATAGTTACATTGACTAATATATTTAAGAAATCGTCAAGTAGTACAATAACAATTTCAATATCTCAATCTGAATCTATGCCGGTTGCACATATAGTTGGATTGCCTATGAGATATATAAAATCAATGGATGTTCTGCAATTAAGTACAATTGCATATACAACAACATGTTCAAATAGTGGAGAAAGTGTCCAATCAACGGTTGATATAGAATATTCATGGAAAGTATTCTTAAATAATGTGGAACAATTAAACATTATATCAGAATCAAAAGACATTTCGAAATTCAAATTGTCGCCTCATAAATTAGCATCTTTAAATATATACGAAATACGCCTAACTGTTACAAATGATGTACAATTAAGTGTTACAACAAGTGCATTTATAAATGTATTAAAATCCAATATAATCGCATCGATTGATGTTCCTACAACACTATCAATTGTGAATGGAAAGTCTATAATAATTAATGCATCGTCAAGCATTGACCTTGATACTGGAAATAATATTGGATTAATATATAATTGGCATTGCATTCAAATATTACCATCATTAAGTGAATGTGCATTAACAAATTTTGATTCGAGTATAACAACTCCATCAATTATAACTAGAGGTACTTATAGTGCAATAGATACAACAAGTCGAATAAGTATTACAGTTACAGATGAATTAGAATCTCGTACATCTACTGCATATGTAGATATTACAATTAATTCAGATGGTTCTCCCGTGGTTTTAATTACATCTTCTATTAAATCATTAACATCTATTAATATTGACAATTCAGTTGCAATACTCGCAAATATTGAAAATCAAGGAGTTCCATGTAATGCTACATGGCGTATGAATGGAAATGCTATAGACAAATCAATTACATTAACTCCGGTAAATTTATACATAGAATCCGGTACAATTCGAACAATAAGTCTAGTTATTATGCCGAATGCATTACCTCAACGTTCAAATTTTATATTATCATTAAGTTGTAATCATGTATCGTCATCGATAATGGTATCGACCAATGGTCACCCGTTGCCTGGAATATTTGAAATTACACCATCAAATGGAATTGAACTTCAAACCCGATTTATGTTTTCTGCATCGGGATGGTATGACCCAGATTTACCAATATCTTATATGTTTGGATTTAAAACTGAAATTAGTGGCAAACAATCATTTGCAGTACAGGGTAAATCTCAACTTTCATATGGAGAATCTGTATTGCCATCAAGCTTAACATACTGTACAGTTGATGTATATGATTCATTGGGTGCTTCATGTCAGGCTACTGCAACTACGATAGTAACGCAATCATCTGCAGTTGAATTGTCATCAATTATTCAAACGCAGTTAAATTCATTATCATCTAACGCGGATGAAATTCGACAAGTATTATCGACTGCATCTGCAGTTCTAAATCAAGTAAATTGTACAATTACACCTACAACTTTATGTGATAAATTAAATAGGTTGCCTTGTTCAAAAACTACATCAACATGTGGTGTGTGTAAATTAAATTACATTGGGGATGTTGGTGATAAAAATACAATATGCATTGTAACCGGAACAACTTTCCCAAATGAATCAAAAACATGCGACCAATCATGTAATGGACATGGAGAATGTATTATGATTCGAACATATTCTGGATTATACATAGATGAATGTAAATTCGGAGATGATAGTTGTCATGCTATATGTGAATGCCATGATGGGTTTAGTGGGTATACATGTGCTAGTACTACAACTGATATCATAGGTAAACAAAATATTCGAAAATCATTGATTATGAGTTTATCTGGACTTATTCAAAATGAAGACGCTAGTGTGGATACAATTTCCACATGGGCTTCTAGTTTAGATGCAGTTACACGGAATGCGGATGAGGTATCAATTGATTCTTCGTTTACTGTACAAGATGTTGCATTTACAATATTATCAAGTGCCATGGAAATTGGTTCGTCACCTGATTCAATTAGTACAATATTGTCTGCAATAGATTCTTCTACAAATACTCTTATAAATGCAGCTAGACGAAGACGACATCTGATGTCTGATAAAATAATAATTGATGTAGATAATATAGTGATAGATGAGAGTATTTCGAAATCAATTGAATTATTAGGCATGTATGGCAATATTATAGCATCTCAACTTTATCCTGGACAATCATCAGTTGAAACAATTTTAGATTCATTTCGTCTTTCGACACAAGCATTTTCATCAGTTGATGGTGACGTTATGATGTCTACACCATTAACTGAACGTGAAAAAAACGATGGAATTGTACCTATGACAGTTTCATGTATGACTACATCCGATATAAAGATAAATACAGTTGTTTCAAAATCGAAATTATTTGGCGATATTAGTTCTAAATTCAATTCTAATGCATTAAGATTTCAGATTGATGGAATTGAATCAAATGCATCAGTAGTGATTGTCCTTCAAAATTCAAATCCAATTGAATTCCAAACAATTATATCACCATATACATTTGAACATGTATGCATTGATGGTGAAATTGGAATTGTTCCAATCGTATGTCCAGATTCGGGATTTATAATTAATTTTGAATGTCACGGTTGGGTAGACAAATTGAATGCAACATGTCCATCTCAAACACAACGTCCACAATGTTTAATGTTGAGTGATTCGAATACAAAATGTGAACGATTGTCATATACAGCTACAAATACCACTTGTGTATGTATAATAACAACTTCTGCAATTAGGAGACGATTAGATATTGTAGACGATACTGGTGCTGCAGATTTAGTTGCAATGTCAAAATTCATAGCAAATGAATTTGCTGGAACATTAAGTACTCCTCCAACGTTTAATTCTTGGGACGATTTAACAAAAGTAATGATTGTACTTTTAATGTTCGGTACATTTTGGGGTGCAGGATTTGGTTTAATATTATTATGTATTTGTAAACGACAATCATCACAAAAAAAAGAACGCTTAGATAAAGTTGAAATGATAAAAAAACGTGAGATTTCTAGTAAAATAAGAAGCCCGGTGGCTATCCGTGAATATTTAATTGAATATGCAAATAGTGTATTTCCAGAAGTATTCAGACCAAAACCATTTATTACACGCATGTGTAATGAAATCTCAAAAAATCATAGATATATATATTTATTTACATCATCTGGTAAAGGAAGTGATAAAACAAGAATACTAACTGGTGTTCAATTGTTAACTACACAATCATTATTAATGTTTCTAATTGCTGTATTTTACGAACTAGATGGACCGTCTGATGACGGAACATGTATATACAATATAGACGAAACTTCATGTTTAACGCGTAAATCAATATTTGATGTTAAAACCACATTTTGTCAATTTACAGATGGTGTTTGTGAATATAAGGAACCTGAGTTTTCTATAAAATCAATTGCATTAATCGGCATACTAATATCATTCACAACTTGTATGTTTACGAGTCCATTAGACATATTATTTAATATATTAAATGCTCCAACGACATTATATAAGTTACAAAATGCTAGATTGATGGAATTACGTAACATTCCAAATGAAACTGAATGTGCACATATGACTGCAATTGAGTCAATGAAAGTTATACAACATATGGTAACTATAAATAGAGACGAAAATAAGAATCTAACGACAGAACTAAGAGATAAAATGAAAACGAACCGTATATACATGGAGGTAGATATTGATGATGTAATCGATATTGAAACGCCATACATTGATAAATTTACTCAATTTACAGATGATATTTACAATCAACGACGTATAATGCTAGGTGATAAATTGGATGAATTTGATGAACAATGGGGCATTGACCCAACCGGTTCATTTTCTAAAAGGACAGATTATGCATTATCTAAATGTGGAAGCATAACAATTTCCACTGAGAAAATATTGCGCGATACATTACAATTAGTTGAACGCGAAAGTAATCTAAAAATTAATAAATTGAAGACAGTTAATGATAATTACATCGGATTAGAAATGTTACATACATTTATACTTGACTTATTGGGATATGATTCAATTGCAGCTAAAATATTTATTAGTAAATCTGATGAAGATTATAGTTATACAAAATCAGTTTCGGTCAAAATAAAAGGACTTGCATGGACAGGAATAATAATAATAAATATATTCTTTGTTTATTATTCAATGATGCGTGGTATGATTCGTGGTAGAACGTGGCAATATGCATATATGTATGGATGTTTAGCTCAACTCCTATTTGAAATAATTGTCGCAGAAACATTTGAAGTATTATGGGTTCATTTTATTATTCCGAATTTAGTTGCCAAAGAGGTTAAACAATCATGGACGACAATCATGGATATAATTGAACACTTAACCACTACAAATTCAACAATTCGGTCATCATATTTAATAGATGCACCGACATATTTATTCGTGTCTACTAATTTGGCAAATGAATTCCCTAATTTACCTGAAAGTTCAATAATTGCCGCATATCATAATCATTTACCTGGCGAAATGTCGAAGAAATGGCATATTGATAGGAGTATAATAATTGGATTAAGTGGTGATAATAATACATGGATTCGTTTTTTAACATTTACAACAGTTGTGAGTTCATTAAAATATTTAGGTGCATCACCATTTATGATTCAACGTATGATTATACGTATCACATCGCCTATATTTACAGCAATCACTGTTTGGTTGTGGATTAATATAATATCAAATCCTGTATATTTTTATATAATTGGATTGACAATAATGGCATCAATTGGTCGCATTTGTTATAATAATAAAAAATAATGCATTGGTCACGTTTCTTGTTTTTAGAATAATAAAATATGTAAATGTTATATTTTATTATGTATAAACCTCTATTTAGCTGATGATTCATTGCGTCCACTTCCATTTGAATTATTATTTAATGAACGTGTTTCGCACATTAATGGACCACCTTTAATTCCTGTAATTCCAACAGATTGAAATTCATGTTTATCATTTTTGGTAGCAACTATTTCAAATTCAACATATTCACCTTGTACTAAATATTTATATAATGAATTTGATGATGAGATAGATGAAAAATGTGTAAAAATGTCGGTTGATTTATGTGGTTCATCGAGTGATGTAATAAAACCAAAACCAGTTTTATTATTAAACCATTTTACAATGCCTATATATCTAACAGGTTTATTGTTAGAGGTTGTGTCGGTAGTATTTGATGGTAGAGTTGATTCCATAGTTTGACTATTTATACATTGTAGTCAATATATATTTCTATATGGTTTAGTTGAATATATTATTAATTTCATTATAATTAGGTAATTCATCATAATCATATTGATAACAAATTTGCATATATTCGTAGATTGATAATTTAATTTTATCACACTCTGAATTCATTTTATATTGATTTTGAATATTACTACACACTTCACTTAAACGTCCCCATGATTTGAATTCTTTACGTTTTTCATTTTTGTAATTAGACAATTCCGCGATTCCTATACAAAGGTCCTTATTAATTATAATATTGTCCCATTCTAATTTATGATTGTGTAAATAAATATAGATGTATCCAATAGAGATTAGGTCATCTCTACGAGATGGTAGATGTCCATTATGAATATTATAACTGACATATTTTACATTCCCAATGATATCATCGATATGTTTATTAGGAATGTGACAACTATCTTGATTAATATAAAAGGTAGATAATCCAAAATCGATAAGATACAAATCACCTGATTTAATCATGAAATTCTGTGGTTTAATGTCACGATGAATAACACAATTAGTATGAATTGATTCTAATATATTAATCATTTGAATCATTAAATAATTGAGTTGTGAATTGTTAATCTGTTTAATTTTAATATATTGTTCAAGTGAACAACTATAATATGGTATAATCAAACACATTGCATTTTGAAATTTCCCAAACCAAAATACTGTAGGTATATATTTACAATGATTTATATTTAACATATTCATAATTTTAGCTTCATGTTTTAATAATTGGAATGGAGCATTTATATCTTCAACTTTAATTGCAATACGTTCATTTGTCTTTTTATATATTCCATTAAATACATTACCGAATTTACCTGACCCTATATGATTTTGAATCAAATATTTATTATTAATAATATTATCTTGCATTTACTATATTTATTATTGACAATATGTTTATCTACATATACAAC